TAATATTTTTTTGTGCTTGAGTTAAATCTCTTTGAAGATTTATTATTTCTTGTTGGTTTGAATTAATAGTATCAGTAAGATTAACAATATAACGTACTCCTGTAAATGTCCCCACTAAAACTGAGGCTACTACAGGTACCATTACAATATTTTTTTTTAACAGATCTACTAAATTCATTAAGCATTTATCTCCAGAATATTAATTTTTTAAACCACGTCTTGACAGCTTCTATCCAATTGTGGTCTAGCGTTACTACTTCCCAAACACAATCACAGAATTTACATTCTGCAATACCTCGGTGTCTGTGTCCACAGTCTGTGCATATACTGCTCATTATAGCAGCCCTATGATTATTAACACTATGATAAGTGTAAAGATTCCAAAATGCCAATTCAATAATTCTTTTGGATGAAATAGGCTAGGATTCATTATTACATTGTACAAAAGATTTAGTTGATCTTTAGTAAAAGACCACACCTTCCCTACTATATTTTTTAACTGATTCATAAGTCCCCCCTTAATCGTTAGTTTCGTCTAGATTTTTCAGCTTATAGTCATAACTACCTTCTTCATGTTCGTCGGTAATCCATTTAGCTGAATTTTCTACGGAGTATATTTTACTGCTTACTAGCCTATTGATCAAGTTTTTATTTGGGTCCACACCCATTGATGCATCAAACATTTTAAGCCTATTATTGGGCTGTATTGCAAAGTTTCCGTCCTCTAATTCAAGAACATGACCACATTTGTGCTGGTCAGGTTTCTCTGCATAACCAAAATTTAACTCATTAAAGTCTCCTGCACACCAGTCAATTGTAAAAAGATACTTACCTTTACGTTTTACTTTACGTCTTGAGGTGTATTGCATGGTAGCACCAGCTAATTCATAAAAAGTTGTAACACTTACATTGTAACTAAAGCTATCCCACATCACTAACTCATCGAGTGGTAATTCTTTGACTCCAGGTTTGGTACAGAAAGCTGAGATGGGTGCTCTCCACCATAGACCACCATCCTCCATTAAGAAATGAAACATAGGTACTCTGTTTGGAATAGAACTAAAACCAAATACTCCTACTTCAAAATATTTATCGTGTGAATCTTTTTGATCTCTTAGATAGTTTCCCCTGACACAACATTCTATGACAGGTATGTTCGCATTTAGATAAGCCATAATTAACCATTTATCTCTCCCCAAGTGTTTGCTAATTCGCAGTCTACTTTGTTAGGGACTTCCAGAGTAACTGCATCCTGCATGATCTCAACAATTTTGTCTGCTTGTTCTTGATCCTTAACAGAAATACAAAGTTCATCATGAATTTGTACGTGGGCCACTATACCATTTTTGTATAAGTCTAACATGGCTTTCTTTGTCATATCAGCCGCACTACCTTGAATTAATTTGTTTAAAGATTTGTAAGTAAATGCTCTTCTAATCCCTGGTCCATGTTCCTGTAATGCATCTTCATGAGGCAATGCTTTATGCATACCGAATTGATTAGGCTCCCACAAATGAAACCTACACAATCGTCCCAAGAGAGTTCGAATTTGACCACGCTCTTGGGCACGATTGGAAGCACTATTCATTAACTGCTTAACGAAGGGAACTTTAGCGTGGTATTGATCGAACAATTCTACTGCTTTGTCTTTTGATACACCTAGTTCGGCCTGGAGTTTTGCTTTACCCATACCGTAGAATAATCCAAGATTAATTACCTTGGCTTGTGATCTTGGAATCTTTGCCATGTCTGCTACGACCTGGTGAAAGTCCGTTGAGGTGTCATTTTCATAATTATCTATTACGTCATTTACAGACGGAAATTTGTGTAAAGCTGCATAATGCACTACCAACCTAGGTTCTTGCTGAGAATAGTCAAAACTACCCCATCTATGGCCCTTCTCGGGTATAAATATAGACCTAATCATAGGTCCAAGATCCTTATTTCTTGCAGGAAGTTGCTGTAAATTAGGGTTCGAGTAACTAAATCTACCGGTCACAGTCCCGCCTTGATCTGACCTTATTTGATTTATGTCAGCATGGATACGACCTTTGTGTTCATGTTTAATTATGGTATCTATAAATGTAGTATGAGCCTTATTAACTTCTCTAGCCTTAGCAATCATTCTAACTACAGGATGTTCATGATTGGAAATAAAATTTTTAGTAAAAGAAGGTGCTTGTGATTTTGCAGTTCTTTCATAAGGTAAACCAAGTTTGTCAAAAACTTTGGCAACACTTCTTGCTGCCATTAGTTGAACATCTATTCCTGTTTCTATTTTTATTTGTTGGCGTAAGTTATCTTCTTGTACTGTTAATGCTTGCTTCAGCATATGAGCTCTTTCAACGTCCACTCTCACCCCAAGAAATCTCATGTCTACCAGACAAGGAAACAGATCTGTCTCAAGTTCAAAAATAGACTCAACATCTTGGTGTAGTAATTCTTTTTTAAATATTTGCCAAAGCTCTAAAGTAAGCTCCGCATCTTTCTCTGCGTAAGATCCAACGTACATTGCTGGCAGTTGCCACATATCTGCTTTAGGATCTAATCCTCTAGACTTTGCTTCTTCGTTTAGTGCAGATTCATTTTTACCATGGCCTAAATAATCCCAAGACAAACTATTTAAATCAAATCTAAATCTGTTTTCATCAATCAATGATGCTGCAATCATAGTGTCTACTATCTGTCCATTAATTTTTAAACCCATAGATCTAATCCAACAGACATCATACATAGCGTTGTGAAATATTTTTATAGCGTCACTATCTAATACATCTTGAAACCAATTTAAGGTTCTCTTACGATCCATGTTTGGCCCTGATCCGTGAGCAATTGGGAAATAAAATTTTCTTCCTGGTACAGCAACAGCAATACCTACTACTTCACCATTACCAATGATAGCACCGCTACCTTTAGATTTTAAATCAGGATCTCTTGTCTCTAAGTCAATTGCAATCTCGTCGTATTTTCTTAGATCCGGATATTCTTCTGGTTCATTCCATTCTGTCTGTGCTTCAAATAAAGGTACTTTCATTTTTTTACCTCGTATACATATTTGTTTTCTATTACTTTAGTCATCTTATCTTTGTTACTAAATGCATATAAAGCTGCACTGTAATCATGAGGAAATATTTCCCATGCAAGGTCTTTCTCTAGTCCAAGATAAATTTCTAAATTAAATTTATTTTTGGCAAACTTTATTGTTTTGCGTACAGTGGACTTTCTTGGCATTACTTTTTCTTTTTCATGTCGTTAATTTTTAACATCTCTAATTGACAGTAGTGTACAATCTTTTTAAGATCTTCAATACCGCCTTTTCTTTGATAACGACAAACGTACTTTACAACGTTGCCCTGAAAAAATGATAACTCATTTTTAGAAATAAACTCATAAGGTTGAATTGGAAACTTGGTGTAGTGGTTCCCACCTACCTGAGTGTATTGTGGAAATGATTCTTTAAATATATCTTCTGCTGTCATAGTGGATATCCCTTTCGTTCTATTTTGGCTCTCATTAAATATAAATTTCTTTTTGCTCTCGTGCAACCTACATACCATACTCTGTGCTCTTCGTCACGCTTTATTATACTTTTAGTAATTGCTTCTCTTATCTTTTTAGCATTGTCTAATACCACAATTACGTTCTCACATTCACCTCCTTTTGCAGCGTGAATAGTTGAGACTTTGATTCGTGCATCATCACTTAATCTTTCTTTATTTGACAACATTAGTCTTATATAAATTTTGTCATCAGCTGGTGCATTATCAAAACATTCAAACCATTTTAAATCTTTTTTAAGTTCTCTGTTACCCATGTATTCTTTAATATCTTCTAGTGCAGTGTCCGATATCTCTTCACCATTTAACCATTTACTATGATTGATAATTGCTTTGTAAAGTTTTGTATTGTAACTTTTTTGATGTCTGTTTTCATAATACAAACCTTTTACTTTTAAAAGATCACATACTTCTTTTGCTCTAGACAAAGTTCTAGTTAAGATTAACCAGTTGTCCTGGTGAAGATCTACATTCTCTAAACTATTGATTTTACTACACAATCCTTCTTCATCTCTTGGTAAATAATTTTTAGTTGCTCTGAGTCCTGCGATTCTTGCAGTGATAATTTCTGATACATCCTGTACTGCTCTTGGAATCCTTCGAGATCTTGACAATACTTTTTCTGCAGCAGGTTCTTGAATGAACCTATCTACATCTGCACCAGCCCAGCCATAAATCGCTTGGTCATCATCACCAGCTAAATAAATATTTTTTGATTTAGATTTTAGTATGTCATATAGTTTCCATTGTATTGGTGACAGATCTTGAGCTTCATCAATAAAGACTACATCAAAGTTTGGAATCTTATCTGGTTGTTGTACAATGTCATGAATCATATCTGTAAAGTCTACTAAGTTATTTATGTCTGGATGTTTGTAGTGATTGTAGTTTGCTTCAATGTGTTTTAATAAATCTGGTTTTACATTTGTTGAATGTTCTCCCGTGCAATACTCATCCCATACTGGAATATCTTTTTCTTTTGCTTTTAAAATAATTTGAAAGTATTCATTATCACAAGTCAGGTAAGGTGAAGCGTCAGCATCTTTTTTAGCATTGACTCTTATACTTAATTCTTTTCCAAGATCATTGTAATGATAATCTTGCATAACGTTTTCTTCTCTTAGTCCCAAACTATGAAAAGCTAGAGAGTGCAGCGTTTGAAAATATCTAAGTTGTTTCTTTTTATATTCAGGATTTTTCTTAAGCATCCTATCTCTTGCTTCATGAGCTGCCTTACGAGTAAATGCAAAGTAACCTATTTTATTTACTGGAGTACCCACTCTTATGTAGGCCATGGCTCTTCTAATTAATTTCTCTGTTTTCCCTGTACCTGGAGGGCCATATATTTTTGTAACCTTTGTCATTAAAGAATATCTTTTTTACTCTTCATTGGTAAAATCTCTATTTCATTTTCTTCTTTTGTAAAATTACTCATAGGGATTTTTACACATCTTACAGGGTTGTTTGATTTTTTTTGTGTTGGTTTTTTAGGATATCTTTTACCATGTCCTAGTTCCGCTTTAAAAAAATCTATTAACATTTGTCCTGTCTTATCTATTTTATTTTTCCATTCTTTGTTTTTTAAAAAATTATAAAATGGATCGTATACAAAATAAGCATAACCATCCGTATCAATTAATGTACTACCACTTCTGAATGCAGCATCACTTACAGCTGGAACACCATAAACATAATCCTCTAAGTGTTTATGTAATATTTCTTTTGGTGATGTGCCTGGAGGAGCTTTTTCTATCTTCATTCCTTGCCATAAAGTATCTAATACAGTTTGCATGTCATCGTCTTTTATTCGTGGGGGTGGAACAGGAGTGTGTGCGCCTATCAAACGTCTAAGTTTTTCTTGGTCCATCATATAGTTAATATCTTTTGCAATTATTTGCTGCGTAGTCTCGCCTTCAACCTTGTCATTGTAGTGCACCGTAAACCTAAACTCTGGATCTGGTACATGATTTATTTTAATTAATGCAGATAGTGTTGGAAACTTTTTAACTTTATCAGAGGCTACACCAAACTTTCTTTTCAAACATTCTGACTTAACACACATACTATTGATAGGTTCTTCTGAACAAGTATGTCCTGCAGTATCTTTTTTGTAAGCTTTAATTTTTTGTTTCACTTTCTCATCACCCCATATGTTATCGTAGACAATATAATTTCTTGCACCTTCTAAAAGTTTTTCTTCCCAATTGTCAGGGTATTTCTTTTTAGCAAACACCATGTAGTTATAAATAAATCTGTCTCTGTAATCATCTAGTTTAGATTTTGATAATCTTTGTAGACATACAGGACCATCTATAAATTCATCTGCACCACCGGTAAGTTCGAGTCTAATTAATTCATCTGCAAATTCTTCTAGTTCTTCTTTAGTCTTTGTGTTAGCCTCGACAACTTTTATAAATTGCTCGAAGGTAAACTCTGTACCATCTAAATTCACACCCACTCTTTCATTACGATTGTAATAAGGTAGATTAATAAAGTTACCATTGATTGGTTTTTGATCTGAGCCTATACCAAGTTGTGTTTGTTTTGGAAATATTTCTGTTGATGCTTTTAAATCAAATGTAAATAATAACTTATCTAAAAAGTTTCTGACAAAACTTGCTTTAACAGGTTCTTTAAAGAATACATAAATATGTAGTCCACCACTTTTAGATTTAACAGGGACTACTGGAATATTTTTCTTATCAATAATTTCTAAATACTTTCTTAAATCAAAGTTGTCATATTCATCTGAGTCGATATCAATTGCTCCAAACTTTGCGAGTCCTTCATCATTACAGGGTTGTATCCCAATAGATTTTTTACCTGTGAGATGATCTAAATAATCAGACTCTAATAATTCTTTAGCTGCCCAACCATATTTTAATTTGAGTTTACCTGTAGCAGGATCTTTGTAAGCAGAGTTAATATCTGCGTAGCCATAGTCTCTTTTAAGACCTGTAAATATTTCTATAAATTTGTTTTCCATCTTTCCTCTTTAGTAGGGGTGACTCTACTCTCGCTTCGCCACCCCTGTTGCAACCATTCCCGGAGGGGAATTTTTAGTAGTGA